AAACTTTTTTATCAGAAACAGAGACAGGGTGTTGCAAGATGTGTCTGCAGAAACTATGTACATAACAGTAATAAATCCTAATACCAATACACGAATACTGTTCAAGCAATTGACACATGTACCAAATTCAACAGGCGAAGTCAGGCTAGATTTAAGCACAGGAGATCTAGCAGATTTGCGCCCAGGGTTTTACAAAATGGCTATTTCCAAAAGCACAGATTCGGGGCAAACACAGTATGCGCTGTATGCTAATCAAAAAGATAATGTGATCACACAGTTTGAAATTAAAAGCCCATTAGAATATCACCCTTTGCCCAGCCAAGAAATCACTAATTTCATGCAAACAGGCAACGTGCAGTTAGGAGATTCTGCAGATAAGTTTGTGACCAGTGCTATGTACGGAAATCAAGCAAAAAATTATCGACATAGTAGGCATACAATCGGCTTATACATGTCTGACTTCGTTGGTAATGTGCAGATACAGGGCAGTGCACTAGAGTCTACGCCAACACAAGACAGTGATTGGTATAACATTAATCCTCAGGGTGACTTTGGGCAGAGTGTTATCCCATACACTTCAGCTTATTCAGGCATCGACCCATTCAACTTTACCATTAATACCAATTGGATTCGTGTGGAATTTACCAAAACATCAGGTAGCATTGATAAAATCATCCTGCGAAATTAATTGACATTTTTGCCTAAGGTGTTATAATTAGTCTTATGCAACACCACGACTTAGTAGAACAAGTACATCGTTTATTGCTGGATAATTTACCTATTAAATCCGGCAAAACTCCCAGTGGATGGATCACGCTGGATTGTCCTATTTGTAATGATAAAAGAAGGAGAGGCGGTGTTAGGCAAACAGGCCCAAAGGTCAGCTTCCATTGTTTCAATTGTAATTTTACCACTGGGTGGTCACCATCTCCTAGACTGGGTGCCAAATACAAAAAGTTATTGTTGGCGTTAAGTGTTTCTGAAAAACAAATACACGATGTTGTTGTGAATTTGATGAAACATGGCGAAGTATTGGATATAAATGATTCGGGCGAGTATGTGTACAGTGCATCAAAATTTGACACTGTAGAATTGCCCGAAGGCACAGTTACCGTTGACATGCTCGATGATAGCCATGATGTAAAACAATATGCTAGAGAAAGAGGCTTACTACACACTTCGCCTCTTTTGTATTTTGGGTATAATCCAGAACTCAAAGTTCAGTACAGCAAACGATTAGTCGTGCCTTTTATGTATAACGGGCATCTAATCGGTTGGACTAGCAGACATGTTGCTCCTCAAAATAAAGCCACACCCAAGTATTTGTCTAATATGCCACCGGGTTATGTGTTTAACGTGGATAAGTTTGTTGACACAGACAGAGAGTGTGTTATTGTAACTGAAGGTGTTTTGGACGCAGTATTGATTGACAGTGTGAGTGTGTTAGGCAACAGTGTTACAGCGGAGCAAGCACATTTAATCGACAAATTAGGAAAGAGAGTGATACTGTGTCCTGACAGAGATGAACCTGGAAAGCAGTTGATTGAGCAAGCACTGGAATTAGGATGGGAAGTAAGTTTCCCACCATGGGATCGTACTGTTAAAGATGCTGCCGATGCTGTGCAAAAATATGGTCGGCTTCTTACTCTATCCAGCATAATTAAGTATGCTGTTGATAACAAGATAAAAGCGCAAGTACAGGCAAAGATGATATGAAATTACTGGTTAGCGGTTGTAGTTTTTCAGCTGGCGCTGAAATGACTCATACAGATAGCAATGAGGTATACTGCCAATTCAAAGATGCAGAATGGCTGTGGCCGAATGACATAAAAAATAGAATGGGCTATGAGTTGCATAATATTGCAATGCCAGGCAATAGCAATGACAAGATAATCAGATCGACTGTTGAGTGGCTTGAACATAACGGGCATGAGGATACAGTAGTGATTGTGCAGTTCAGCTCTCCTTATAGATTAGAATTGTATAATGAACTGATAAATGATTATGTGAACTATTGTACATTAGGACACTTAGTTCAAGATGCACCAGAAGGCAAGCCAAAATTAGGAACAAGTATATCATTATTTGACCACCACACTGATAATATTATCACACAAGATCAGCTGGATCGTAATAAGTTACACAAAAAAACCATGCTGGCATTGAGCGATATGCTGAGATTTGTGTGGAATGACGAAAATATTCAACATCAATTTTTAATGAAAGCACTTTTCATGCAGGATTATTTGAGCAATAAAAATATTCCCTATATGTTCACATCTATGTCAGGCAGTTCAAATCCATTACAACAGCAACGAGAGCTTGAACTACAGCCTATCAAGACACTGTATACTCGAATGCTATTAAACATGGTTGATTACAGTAAATGGATGATGCCGATGACAACATTTATGGGCAATAACACACTTTTAGATGGACACCCCAATGAGACTGGTAATAGATTAATAGCTGACAATGTCGAAAAGACACTTTTGCAAATTTTACAAGGATAATTTCTCAACATGCAAGAATACACAGAAGAAATACAAGAACTGTTTTTAAAATTTTTAGTCACAGACCCTGAATTGTTTGTGAGAGTAAGCAACATTGTGCAGCCCGATATGTTTCTGAGGAAGTTTCGTGATACTGTTGGGTTTTTACAAGATCATGCAAATGAATACAACAGTATACCAACAATAGATCAAATCACTGCTAAGACAGGAATAGAGCTAGAGCGTATAGACGGAATCAACGACAATCATGTCGAATGGTTTTTGGATAATTTTGAAAATTTTTGTAGACATAAGGCGTTAGAAAAAGCCATACTGGAAAGCACTGATTTACTTGAGCAACAAGAATATGGCACAGTGGAAAAGAAAATTAAGGATGCTGTACAAGTAGGATTAGTAAAAGACCTGGGATTGGAATATTTCGAAAACCCTAAGGAGCGTCTGCAATACATAAAAAGTCAGTCCGGGGCAGTCAGCACAGGATGGCAAGGCATTGACAGAAAACTGTATGGCGGACTAAACAGAGGAGAAATCACAATCTTTGCAGGAGGTTCTGGCGCAGGTAAAAGTTTGTTCTTGCAGAACTTTGGTGTGAACTGGAGTTTAGCAGGACTTAATGTGGTTTACATCAGTTTAGAGCTCAGTGAACAATTGATCAGCATGCGACTGGACAGCATGGTAAGTGGATACAGCGCCAGGGAGATCATGAAAAACATGGATGACGTTGATCTCAAGGTGCGTATGAAAGGAAAAGGTGCAGGCAAGTTCCGTGTGAAGTATATGCCAGCTTCTTCCACAACAAATGATATAAGAGCATTCATTCGCGAGTATGAGATCAACAGTGATATCAAAGTAGACTGTTTGTTAGTAGATTACCTCGACCTGATGAGCCCTAATAGCGGAAAAGTAAGTGCAGAAAACACGTTCATTAAAGATAAATTTGTGAGTGAGGAGTTGCGTAATTTAGCTGCAGAGCGAAATCTACTGTTAGTAACAGCATCACAGCTAAATCGTAGTGCTGTTGAAGAAATTGAATTCGATCACCACCATATTGCAGGCGGCATATCTAAGATTCAAACAGCAGACAATGTTGTGGGCATCTTCACATCAAATGCAATGCGTGAAAGAGGTAGATATCAAATACAGTTCATGAAAACACGTTCTAGTAGTGGCGTAGGAAGCAAAGTTGATCTTAAATTTAATCCAGATACACTGCGTATCGAAGACTTAGATGACGATGATGATGATTCAATGACAGTAACTACTAACAGTTTGGTTGACCAACTCAAACGTAATAACAGTATCGCCGCAGACGAGCCCAAATCTCAAGACACAGTGAGCACAGCACTAAACATGCGTGAATTTATGAAAAAGAATGACTTCTAAGTGTTTGACCTTGGATAATTTTTGTTTATTTAGATAAATATATGAAAGATTAGGATTTTTTTGGAATGGCCGACAAACGATCACGCAGTATACTTGAAGAACTTAATTCTATTAGTGTGGATAGAGATAAGAACCATGTCTTAGAAAATAGAGTTCAGCATTTAGTGAGTACTGTGAATAACATACGATCAATGTTATCTGATTTATATGAAGAAGATGACGCAAATGATCTGGAAAAACGGTTAATGAATAGTTTGAAATCTGGTGACCATACTAAATTTTCCCGGGGTCTGAAAAGAATAATGACGGAGAATACAAAGAATGAGACTTGAACAAATTGGGGAAGCACAGATATCAGAAGCACCTGGGGATAAGGCAAAGGGGCGAAAAGGCCAAAAAGGTTACGACGGACAAGCAGTTGTTGATCGTCTCAGAAGCAAGAAACCAGCTGCTCCAGCCGCTGCTCCAGCGGCTGCACCAGCGCCTGCTCCAGTAAAACAAACGAATACTGGCAAAAAAAGTAATATACAAACAGACCCTGCATTGCGGGGAAAAGGCCCTGCAAAAAGTTCGTTTAGCTCACAAGATGCATTAGCTGGCGGATCCTCAGCAGTACAAGCAAAAAAAGCTGAAATTGCAGCTAAGAAAAAGTCTGGGGCTGCACAAGCACCACAAGCACAACAACCGGCACAAGGCGGCACAGCAAGTCCAGCGGCACCACAAGCGGCTGCACCACAAGCGGCTGCACCACAAGCGGCTGCACCACAAGGTGATCCTAGTCAAACACCAGGCGCAATTGTTAAACATCCTTCGGGTCAACATTTTGTTAGAGGAAAAGATGGGCAATGGTCCAAGTCAGATGCTAAAGGCACTGTTGATGCTAACACAAGTGCAGAAAATCCTAACAGTGCTATTGCAAAAGACATGGATCGTGCAGCCGGCACAGGCACTCCTGGCAAAGGAGGTGTTATCAATGCACCTGATGACAGTTTAGGTGGTAAGATTAGACAAGGTATTGACAAAGTTAAGAAAGCAGCAGCAGACGCAATTGGAGGACCATTAGCAACAAAAACACGAATGGATCCAAATGCTGGTGGACTAAAAAAAGCTGGAGCTACAGCAGGAGCAGGAATTGGTAGAGCTATGGCTGCACTAGGAAAAGGAGCCACTGCACAACCGGGCGCAGAGCCAACAGCAGAACCGGGTGCAGAACCAACAGCAGAACCTGCTGCGGCTGCAAAAGGCCCTAAAGAAGTTCCTGGACCTACAGCATCCGAATTGAAGATGTTACAAAAGAAAACAATGGCAGGTGATCTGGATTCTGCAAAAAATCTTGTTAACAAATTAAGTGATCTAAAAACCAAAGGGTATGATGCAGATACATTTATACAAACAGCCGCACCTGCTATGAAGCGTGGTGGATTATCAAAAAGTGATCCGCAAGCGTATGCACATTTTACTAAACTTGCAAGAAGTATGCGCCAAGAAGCATATCAACATTTGAGCAAAGTGTTAGAAGCTGCAGGCTTTACTTGGGAAGATGTAGGATTTGAGGTACTAGTATCTGAAAGTGTTACTACTCACGTTATGTTAATACCTACACAAGAAATTAAAATCTATGAAATGAAGCTTCTTGCGGGTTTGTAATGAAATTTGTAGAGATATCCAAACCAAAGGTAGTTAATATACTGTCCGAGTCTGTGATCACAGAAAGTAAAGACGGTAAAAATACACATCTAGAACATCTAGAAGATAATATTTTTAATAAAGGCTATGCTGGTGCTAAAGAAGCTGTGGAGTATCTTTACAGTCTTCATGATATGCTGGAAGGAAATTCCAAAGCGCCAATCAGTATGACCACTAAATGGGACGGTGCTCCTGCTATTGTTGCCGGCAAAGATCCTGCTACAGGTAAATTTTTTGTAGGAACTAAAGGTGTATTTGCACAAAAGCCTAAATTAAATTTTACTGACAAAGATATCGAAATCAATCATGCTGATCAAGGAGATAAAGATTCTAGCGGTTTGCGCAACAAACTAAAGCTAGCACTAAAATATCTTCGAGGTCTTAATTGGGACACTGTAGCACAAGGCGACATGTTGTTTGCTGGAAAAGAAGACCTCAGAGAAGTTACTATAGACGGTAAGGAACATGTTGTCTTCAAGCCAAACACTATTACTTATGCTGTTCCAAAAGACAGTGATTTAGGCAAACAGATACTATCCGCGGGATTTGGCATAGTATGGCATACAGAATATGTTGGTGGACCAACACTTGCAGATACGACTGCTAAGTTTGGCTTTGACAGCAGTGTTTTAGGTCAAACTAATGGTGTCTGGCATAGAGATGCTATAATCAAAGACCTTAGTGGTACAGTTACTATGACAGCCCAAGAGAGCTCTGCTACCATGCAAGCAATACAAGACGCTGCATCTTATTTGAAATCTATTGATAGTGATACATTTGCTTGGCTAGAAAAGGGCAACGACTTAATAGGCAAATATTTCTTGCAACAGTTAAAAGCACATGCAAATAATCAAGTACGCCAAGGACATTTTGATGAGCCCACTAAATTTGCACAAGGTTTTGTTGAAAAATATATTAACTTTATGACGAAAGAAATAGCAAAAGTAAAGCAGCAAAAAACAATTGATGCTAAAACTGCAAAAATGGTAGAGGGTGTTAAGTTTATCAAAGAGCATGTTCCTGGAATTGTTGCAGTATATGACTTATACTTAAAAATTATTGAAGCGAAAGTTCGTATTGTTAAAAAATTAGAACAGATTAGACAAATCGGTACATTTGTAGAAACAGGTGACGGATTCGAAGTTACAGGCGAGGAAGGCTTTGTTGCAGTTGACAGGATCGGTAATGCATTAAAGCTGGTGGATCGATTGGAGTTTAGTAGACTGAACTTCGGCAGCGGCAAACCTGGAGCATAATGGAACTTCTTTTAATCAATTCAGAAGATTTGAACGAAAGTCGCTTGTACAGATTCACAGACGGCTTTCGCCGATTGTCTGCACAAGAAATCTCGGATGTATTTTTTCTAGAAACACTTGCTGTGATGATGTTTGCACAAGACGGCGATCAACGTGACTATGCCAAAGCATATGCACATAAAACATCTCAGTACGGGCCTTATGCTGCATACAGAACAGCCGCAACCGATTTATACATGCTGGGATTCGCTGTTAATAATCCAGATTATAAAAGTTTGCGTTTTAAAAGCAGTGTAGTTAGCTCGTTGAAACGCACGAGTTTTGACAACCGAAGACATTTTAGAATGATGAGATCTCTAGCAACAACATATCCATCAAAAAGCGAAATGTCCTCATTTTTAATTAGACTTGAAAGTCAGCTGAACATAAAAGATTCTCTGTACAAGCAATTGCGTAGGCTGGTTGTGGACTGGGACAATCTAAAGTATAGCCAAAAACAGTTTGTGGTGGCAAAGATATTACAGAGATTGCGTACAATAAAAGTACAATCTAGCGAAATATTTAATCATCTAATCGCAATGAAAAGGGAACGTGCATATGATACGTCACCTGAAAAACAGACTGTGAGCACTGTGAAACGTGCTGCTGCCACTGCTGCTGGTGCCTATGTGGGCAGCAAAGCGATACCAGCAGTAACAAAGAACAAGTTATCAGGCAGAACAGGCGCTGGCATTGGCGCAATTGCGGGGTATTGGGCCAGCGGGAGAAAAAAACAACAATGAAGATCAGCGATATTATTTTAGAAAATGATTTGGAATTGACTGTAGATCAGATTGCACAAACACAGTCCCAGCACGGCGCACCGATATCCAATAGTGTTATATCTAGAGCAAAACGCATAGTTTCTAATAAAGGAATAAGTGCACTGGATGCCATCGGCATGGCACAGGATATCGAGAGACGCAAACAACAGGACACCAATGGTCGAGGTAATACCAAATCAGATAAAACACTAACACGGGCACCCATGACCAGAGCCGAGCCAACAGATAAAACAACAGACAAAACAACAGACCGTGTAAGTAAAACCGGAAAAAATTGGGGTAATCAGTACTACAGTGATCCAAGTAAGACCAAACGGTCAACTTCGGGAAAATACAGAGATATGAAAACAACTGTGTCTAAGAAACTTGGCGACATTCTGCAAAAAGATGCTGTGGATGTTGGCAAAGATGTCGGTAATGATTTCACAGATATGCTTGATAAGTTCATGAAATCAGGTATAAAACGCAAATAATTAGCTTATCTATAAGTACACCAAAATTTATTCATTTGTATAAATAACAGTAACCAGAGCTTATTCTGTTTTATCACAGTCTAAGCAACGAGAAACTAGTTTAGGAGAATTAAAATGGCATTAGCAAATCCAAACGCAGCAGTTCGTCAGTCTAACGGTTTAGGCCCTAAGACATACGTCGTTTCTGTAGCAACAGCAACAGTATCAGTAGAAGATGCGTGTGCAGAAATCATGGTAGAAGGCGGCACAATCGCAGCAGTTGAAGGCACAGCAGACGGCAGTCACCTTGTTGTACAAGGCGGCCCAACACCAGCAGTTACAGGTGTTACAGTTGTAGCAACTTTCGATAACGCATAAATTTACTAGAATTTATAATTTAAAAAATCCTCGCTTGCGGGGATTTTTTTTGACTTGAATTTTTTTATTGTGATAAATACACTTACAGGAGACTAACATGATTAGAAGTGGAGCAATGGGCTCACTGGAAGTGTTAACTGGAAACATTGAATTTTTTACACTTTTTACAAAGTTGGATATTCGAGTCACCGGCAATTATGCAGACAGTAGCCAAAAAGATTTTGAAAGCATGGTTCAAGTCATAGGACTTAGAGCAATGCCCACTGTTATGAACAATCCAGTATATTTAAATGGAGTGGGTCAAAATTTGTTAGAAAACTACGGTGCATCGTCAATTACAGGCGCAGGCTTTATTTTTAAATTTGCGACAGAAATGCCTGGTGCGCACACCGTACAAACTCTCATAGACGAGTTGCACGAAATAGTTCTCAATTCGGGTGTGGTAGACACTAAAAATTCTATTAACACTGAATTTACAAAACAGGATTTATTATAAATGAGTGATTATGACCAGCAAAAGCGACAGCAAGCACATTACACAGAAAGTAATAACTTAGAAGCTCATATTATTGCTGATATGTTGCGCATAGAAAGCATAACAACTGAAGTTAGAGAATTCAAGCAAGACACAAAATTGCGTTTGAACAAAATTGAAAATTGGCTAGTTGCTATAGTAGGCACAACATTTACTACTTTGGTAGCAATACTAGTAGGCTTATTAATTAACTTTTTTGGCGGTATTTAAATTGTTAATGGACGACTTATTACAAGAAGACAGTATTTTTGAAACTCGCATGGTTTGGCGCCGATCTGGTAAATCTGTGAAACGTGCAGTTAGATGCACCTCTGGTAGACGCAAAGGCAGAGTTGTGAGTAATCCCAGTCAGTGCTCTAAACCAATTAATATGAAAAAGAGACTCACACTCAAGCGCACAAAAGCAAAAATGGGTGCAAGGATGGCTAGAAAAGCCAGAAGAACAAAACGTGTAAATCCGCAAAGTCGTAGATTGAAATCACTGAATAGGCGATAATATGAAGTTTAAAGACATTAGAAAATTAGAACATCTTTTAATGGAGTATGGCATGAAATCAGGGTCTAGTGTGCCCGTTGCCCAGCAATCGTCTGGATCTCAAGCAAAAGCAAGCGCATCAGTTAAATCTCCAACAACAACAAAAACAGCACCTAAACCTGACCTAGGTAGTCCGACAACAACACCTGATCTAAAAATTGACAAAGACCAAGAACAGCCTGCAAAGTTTATCAATGCAAAAGCAGGTGAATTGAAAACAGACATGGAGTACTTTGACAAGGACGGTAAAAATGTGGGAGTAGTAAAATCTCCTATAGGCAAAGGAACAAAGCCTGAAGCTGTAGTTGTCCAAGACCGCAAGACTAAAAAATATTCTGTAATTGATGATCCCGATGAAGAAGTATTTGTAGCCAATCCAGATTTTACCGAAAGCAAGTTGGGTAACCTATCCAAAAGTAAAACCAGTAATTTTCATTTTAAGCGGAATCGTTTGCAGAAAAAAATCAAAAAGTTAACTCGTAAAATTAAAATGACTGAACAAGGCGAGCCTATATTTGAAATTAATTTCAACAGCAAAGAAGTTGCACAAGGTGCATTGAATGCTAAAATACAGTGCGGTTTCGAAGCAGAAACAGTGTGGCCTAACTTGGGCGAAGGTGTTGACAGTGAAGACACGGATTGGTTAGACAATTTGTACTGGAACCGTGTGAGTGATTTGATCTACGATCAGGAAGGTCCTCGTTCATTAGAGCGTGTAGAAGAAGGTTACAGAGAATGGCTGAGCGAAGAAATTGTATACGAATTTGAAAGCGAAATTGTTCAGGAACTAGTCAATGATCGCAAGGAAGACGAAGGATACATAGACGATTTTGTGAATGATCAAGTCAGTTCAGATGAAGTCCAAGACTACAAAGAAGAAAAACTGGAACGACTAGAAATTGACAGCGAGGACGACGAAGACATAGCAGCTGATTTCGAAGAATATAGCGGCTGGGACGACGATGCTTGGGCCAGAGAGTATGTTGAACAATACAGGGAAGACGACCTCGTCGAGTGGTTGGAAGAACAGATTCGCGAAAACGGCGAAGCCTGGGACGATGCTTGGGAACGAGCAATGGAGCAATACGACATGGACGACTGGTGTCGCAGAGAGCACGGCAGCAGTTGGTGGAGCTTATTAGGCGATTACGACATTTACCTGTACAACGAAGATGCCGAGGGCGGCGGCGTTGATGCAGTTGCCAGCATGCTGGAAGATTGGGCCAGCAACAACAGTCAAAGCAACGATGTCCGTCCAGGTGGATACCACAGCGGCCAAGGTGTAGACAATGATCATTGGCGTGTGGAAGATGACAGCTCAATCGAAGGCGATGGTGCTAAAGCAGAAATCATCTCACCGGTGTACAACAGTCCAGCAGAAATGCTCAAAGAAATGAAGAGTCTGTTTGAGTTCATGGAAAATAATGATGTGGAAACAAACAGCTCAACAGGATTGCATGTTACCATGAGCTGGATGGAAAGTGATTGGGCCAAAACTAACAAACTTAAAATGGCTGTGCTGTTAGGTGACAAGTATGTGTTAAAGCAGTTCGGCAGAGAACATAACACATATACTAGAAGTCAACAAGAAACCTTGCAACAGTATATAAAAAATCTACAAAACGATATTAAAGATGAGAAGAGCCTTGCCGGTCTAGAAGATATACTACTGGGCGGCATCAGTGACGGCAAGTTCAGCAGTATCAACTTTAAGGATGCTAGAAACGTAGAGCAAAACAACTTAACAGAATTCCGTGTAGCAGGCGGCGAAGACTATCACACCATGACAGACGATGTGATGAAAGCAGTTATTCGTTATGCTGCAGTTATGCAAGCAGGGCACGATGAAGAAGCATATCGCAAAGACTATGTGAAAGCACTGTTCAAAATGATTGCAGGCAAGGACACAGTCAGCGGCGATGTTGTTAAACGTGCTCAGTCAATGGTTGACCCTGACAGCATCAACGACAAAGTGTTAAGTGCTTTCCAGAGTATTGCCAGCGAAAAACACTACACAGATGCCATTGAAGCACTGAGCAATGCATACATGCAGTTGGCTGATGTACAGAAAATGCGCGATGCAGATCCGCAGGCAGAGTTGCAGTTTGAAGATGAGGAAGACGCCACAGACTGGCGCAGAGAAATGATTAAAGCACAGAAATATTTTGTGCGAGCGTTTGCTATGCTGGTTACAGATGTAGCCTCAGGCGCCAACCGTGCTCCAATCAAAGCCGCTCAAATATCAGCACTCCGACAAGCAACAAAGCAGTTTGGATTTAATGTACCAAAGTTGTGGCAAGAAGTACAACAGTCAGAATTCTACAAGAACTTCAGGGGTGATGTTCACACAAAGTCAGAGAAGTTTGCATCAGCAGTAAACAGTTTGTTGGCCAAGCAGGATGCAAAAGCTCAAGAAGCTGTGTTCACTGTGAACTTTGATAGTGACAAGCATCGAATGTTCATGCCCTCCAATATTGCTAGTGCTGTGTACAACAAAAGCAGTCCAGCCTTTGTTAGATCCGATGACAACCCAGATGCACAACTGCCTGACAAATTTACACCAGACATGTTCACAGTTGTTCCTGACTCAGAATATCAAAACGTTCGTATTGCCAGATCTGAATATGAAAAAAATATGTCAAAGATAGAAAATGATATGGAAATTATTGACGGCTTTAAGGCACGTTTAAAAAATACAGATCCAGCAGACGAAGAAATCGACGATTACAAGTTCAGTATACAAAAACGAACAGAGTTTGTTAAAAAAGCTCAAGCATCTGCACTGGAAGATAAAAAAATCATGGACCAGTTTGCTAAAAAATACGGCTTTGTGCCAGCGACATCGAGCTACGGTTCAGAACCACTGGGCAAATCAATGACCCTGACAAATACCGATGCACTTGAATGGATAAGTCAAAATCATAATATTAAATTTGGTACTAACGAGAGTAAAATGGATACATTTGAAAAATTTGAAAGACTTCCTGTGTTGAAGCAACTGGAGATACTTGAAAGCGTAAGCAAACAAAAGATTGACGAGGCTTGGAGTAAGAAGTATAAGAAATCAATCGATTGTGCAAAACCCAGAGGTTTCAGCCAAAAAGCACACTGTGCAGGCAAAAAGAAAGCAAATGAAGCAACTGTTAAATTAAGTGCTAAAGAAATCGGTGATGTAAAATTAGGAGTAGGTGAATACCTTTGGTTTGTCACATACAAAGACGGAAACACTAAAAAAATAATTTCAAAAACCCCACTAGGAGTTCGAAGACAGTTAAAAGATCCAGACGGAAAATATAAAAATCCTTCAGAACCCACGAGAGCTGAGCTGGGCATCAAAAGTATACAAAAAGTCTCAATGCCTAACCGTAAACCAGACATAAGTTGGACTAAAGCACGTAGTAAAAAGACATCTGTAAAAGCTCCTCGACGAGTAGCATCAAAAGGTCGTAATCAGGATAAGTACGGTCCTGCTGCATATGATGCTGATAAAGCAGCTATACGTAAAAAAATTGCCGATTTGGAATTTGAACGAGAGTTACGTGCACTTGAATCCGTCGAAGCCGGGCAAGACATGGCGGCACTGTTAACAGCTTATGGTACACCCAAGAAAAAGAAAGCAAAAAAAGAAAGTGTTGACAATTGTACGCATGGAAAGTATTATTGCAGCACGGACAAGAAATGGAAGTGTCGTAAAAGTCCTAAGAAAAGTCGTGCAGTAAAGGAAGAAGCTGTTAATGATTTTGACAGAGTAGAAATACTAAACGGTATTTTAGCAGACCACTTTCCTGTGAGCGATTTGAAGAAACAAATGTTAGCATATCAGGCTATTCCTGTACCAGAGATGTTGGATGCATTTAGGGATCTAAGAGCACAAGCAGGTGATGATGCATGCGCCCGGGGCATAGTAAAGTTTTTCACACAATCATTGCCAGAACAGGTTAGAAGCAAACTGAATTTGACAGAGTGGAGCGCACAGCGTGTCAAAAGTCTTGTGATGGAAGCAAAGGGGCTGATGGGTCGTGTAGCAGGAGATCAATTTAAGAAAGATAACGACACGCTAGAATTTCAAAATGTGGAAGTGTATCCCCAAGATAGGGCGCAATTTGATGATGTCGCAGAACGTGACAGTGCAATCACAGATATTGAACAACAATTAAACTCACAAATTGAATGGACAAATGTTCCTAACAGCGGCAGTTTAGCATTCGGAATAGTCACACTAACAGACCCAAGTCACAACGACAAGCCCACATATTGGGGTAGATATTTCAAAATGAGAAGTGCTGACATGATGGGTAAGTGGGCAAACAACCAGGTACCATCTGGGTGGAAATTACAAAAAGCAGGCGCACAAAAATTAGAACTTGGCATAGACCCGCAACATTTGATTAAAAACGAAGACGTATTTCAGAGTGTAAGTGATATCATAGCCACTGTTGGCAAAAACAGCCAAGGACATTCTATACAACAAGAGCTGTTAAACGGTTTGGAAAGTATCAAAAATCAAGAGCACCCGGTCTTCGAAGGACAGATACAGAACCTTCCGGCGCTGAGAGATTACTTCGGCGAGATTATGGG